CGCTTGCCGTTTGCGAAGTCGGCCTGCCGGTCCTTGAACGGGAGCGCGGCGTCAAGGATGGCCTGCGCTTGGGCAGGCGTAATCGTCGACCCTTGCGGGCCTTTCACACGTTGCATTGTCACCCCGAAGGCGCCCCACCGGCCCGGCCCGCCCCCTTTCACGTCCGCTGGCCGGCGGGCGGGCGCCTCGATGGGCGCGGGGGCGGGGTGCCCAACGGGGCACGGGCGGGGTGACGCCGCAGCGATGGTAGCCCGGGGCGCGGCGGGGCGCAAGTCTGGGCTGAGCGCAGGGCGGCGGTTGACTGCGGGGCGCGCCTGTGCTACCCCTTGGGTGCGCCACGGGCGCGGGTTTGGCCGCCCGCATGGTCCCGAAGGCGCAGGCAGGGGTGACAATGCAGCAAGATCCTTGGGATGCGGCAGGCCCGCATCCGGCGGACGATCCGCGCCCGGGGACGGGCGTGTGGGACGTGTGCGCCGGGTGGGTCAAGAGCCGCTGGATGTTCCCACGCCGCTTGTACGGGTGGCAGTTGGTCGACCGGCTGACGCAGACGGGCGCCTGCGGCGGTGCAAGGAGGCGGTCGACACGCTGTCGATGCTGGTCCTTGACTGCGATGACGGCGCGCCGCTCGATGTTCTGCGGCGGGTCGGCGACCTTGACGGGCCGGGCGGCTACTCGCTCCTCCGCATCGGCCACACGTCATTCTCGCACAAGCCGGCGCACCCGAAGGCGCGCATCGTCTTTCCGTTGGCGCGGCCGGTCCCTGCGGCGCGCTGGGAAGCGGTCTGGGGCGCGGCGGCGCGGTGGGCCGCGGCGGCCGGGGTTGTGATCGACAAGGCGACCAAAGACCCGTCGCGGATCTGGTTCACGGCGGCGTGCACGGCCGCAGGGCGCGCCGACTTTGTGTCGTGGGTCGCGGGCGGGACCGCTGCAGCGCCGGCCACGGACACGGGCGACGTCGCGCTGCTCTGTCCGGCGTGGCTGCTTCGTGCGTTCCCCGAGCCCCCGCCGGCGCACGTCAACCGGCCGATCACGCCGGCACGCTTCGGGGTGGATGACCTGCCCGCCGCCGAGCGGCTGGCCCTGCGCGTCCACCGCTACCTTGAGCACCGCGTGCAGCGGCTGGCCACGATGGCGCCCGGGGCGGGGCAGGCGATGTCGGCCTTCGGCAACGCGCGGCTCGTGGGGCAGGCGGAGGCGGCCGGGGTGTGCGCGGACCCGGCCGGGTGGCTGCGCGCGATTGAGGACGCCGGGTGCGCCGCGGGCCTGCCGCGGCGGCGGTGCGCGGACAACGTGAAGCGGGGCCACGCGAAGGGGCTCACCGAACAGCTTGAGGTGGAAGATGGCTGACAAGATCAAGACGCCGGGGCCGCCGAAGGGCGCGGGCACCGAAGACCGCGCACGGCTGGTCAACACGATCCGCGGGCGGATGGTGCACCCGCCGGATGCGCTGCAGCCGGACGAGAACGGCGTGATGAGGTGGGTCAAGGCGCCGATCAAGTGCCTTGAGAACATTGAGGTCGCGCTGGGCACCGATCCGGTCTTCGCGAAGAAGATCGACTTCGATGCCTTCGCCGGGCGCCTGACCTACGACGGCACGGAGGTCACCGATGCGGTTGTGACGGAGATCACCATCGGGATCGGCCGGACCTTCGACCTGCGCGTGCCGTCGGCGCAGGTCGCGGAGGTGATGGCGTACTTGGCCGAGCGCAAGTGGGCGCGGCACCCGCTGCGGGAGTACCTCGCAGCGCTGACGTGGGACGGCGTGGAGCGCCTCGACACGCTGCTCCACCGGTCGCTCGGGGTGCCGGACAGCCCGCACGGGCGGAAGGTCAGCCGGGCGTGGGCGATCAGTGCGGCGGCCCGCGGTATGCAGCCTGGGTGCAAGGTCGACACCGTGCTCATCCTCGCCGGCAAGCAGGGCGCGGGCAAGTCGACGTGGTGCCGCACGCTCTTCGGCGCGCCGTTCTTCTGCGATACGCGCTTCAAGCTGGGCGACAAGGACGCGCTGCAGGGCCTTCGCGGCGTGTGGTGCTACGAGCTCGCCGAGTTGGCGTCGACGCGGGCGAAGGACGCCGAGGAGGTGAAGGCGTTCCTGTCGGCGCAAGAGGACCGCTACCGGCCGCCCTACGGCAAGGTGATGGTGACCTACAAGCGGTCGACGATCTTCGTGGGAACGACGAACCAACCGACGTTCTTGGCCGACCCGACCGGCGCGCGGCGGTTCTGGCCTGTGACCGTCGGCGCCGTTGACCTGGACTGGACGGCTGCCCACCGCGATCAGGTGTGGGCGGAGGCGGTCGCGGCCTTCAAGGCGGGCGAGCCTTGGTGGCTGGATCGGGCGACGGAGAGCGCGGTGGAGGATGAGCGCGCCGCATACCAGCACGATGACCCGTGGGAGGCGGCGGTGGAGTCGTGGTGCTACGACCTGTCGCGCCACAAGAACGGCGTGACGGTGCGGGATGTGCTCACCGACTGCCTTGGCAAAGACGTCGGCGACCTGTCGCGGGGTGACGAGATGCGCGTCGCGGGGATCTTGGGGTCGCTGGGCTGGGGCAAGAGGAGGGTCCGGGGCGAAGGCGGCCGGGCGCATGTCTGGATGCCGGTTGGGGCGAAGTCACCGTAAGGCACGCCGCTTTCGGGCATTGCATACCGCGCCCCATCGGTTGCCTCCGGTGGGGCGTCGCTGTCTCTGGATGACGCTGTGGGCGTGGAGGTTGGTCCGGGGTTGGTCCGGGGTGCCGATCTGAGGATGACGTGATGGTGGGCCCTTTCGGATGCGCCGGCCTATCCTTGGCCTGACCTTTAGGGGTGGTTAGGCCGGCTCAGGATGACGTGCTGGTGGGCCTTCTGGTGTCCTCTGGCCTAACCTATACCCTAAAAGTAGAGAATAGTTGTAGGAGTAGAGGAGCCGGTATGCATAGACGGCGCATACGGCGTGCAGACACGCAGAGAAGATGTTTGAAGGGGGGACAGGTTTTTGGGGCTCAGATCGTCCGATAGTCGGCCTGCGCGGAGGGCTTTCAGGTGGGCACACCTGTTTGTTCAGGTATGCCCGGGGTCAGAATGTCCCACCAAAACGACGAGCCAGACGATGCCTTGCTGGGACGGCCTGGACCAACCTCCCTCCAGCGCCGGGCCCAGGTCGGGCCAGCATCCGCGTAAGTCGTTGATACTTCGTTGCCGTGCGGACCAACCGCAGACGGTGCGCCCACCGTCCCGCTGCAAAGAACCGTGGAATATCAGTCGATGCGTTTATGCACGATCCTGCATAAACAGGCCGGTTCATGCATCGGAGCGCATACCGACGCGCGGCCCCGATGTTGTCCCTACCAGCTTGCGCCGCACAAGGGACAGGTTAGGACGATTGGGACAAGGAGGGAGCACATGAGCTCGATCAGGAACAGGGGCCGCAAGGTTCCAAAGGCCGTAGTGGACGCGATCCTCAGCATGAACGGGTCCGCCCGTGATGTCGCGGAGGCGACGGGGGTTGGGCGCACGACGGTGTGCCGCATCCGGCGGGGCGACTTCAACTTTGGACCACTGCCGGAACGCCCGCGCCGCAGCGAGATCAAGCGGCCGCATCCGCGCCACAACGGGATCAAGCCGCCCGCTAAGGCTCTTCGGCGGCTGTCGGACAGCCAGCGATCAGCGGTGACGGCCGCATTGGGCAAGGGCGGCGCGCTGTCTGCCGTGCTGCGGCTTGTCGGCGTGGACCAGATCGCCAACGCCGTGTTGATGTCGGACGTGGTTGAAACATCGGCAGACTACACCGACCACGTCATCACCGTGCGGGTGTTCAAGCCCGCCCCTTGACCCCACCCTTTCCCCGCGCTATTGTCCCTCCAGGCCGCCCGCGCCTACCCGACAAGCCGCCCGGACCTGCGCCGGGCACAAGGTCCGGACGGAGGGCGCGGGCGGCCTCCCTGCCGCGCTGCAGGGCCCCAGGACGGGCCGCAGCCGCGGGGCAGGGTCAAGGGTCGGGCGGGCTGACAGGGCGCGCCTGGGGGCAGCAGGGCGGGCCGTAGGGCAACAGAGACGAACCGGGGGAAACGTGGAGCCGCTGCACAGCCTGAGCAACGCCGAGAAGCGCACCCGCGCGGTGGAGGACTTGATCGAGGGCATCGCCCCGTCGGTCATCGCCGAGCGATACGGCGTGACCCGCGCGACCGTCTCGGGGTGGCACACACCCGAGGTCCACGCCGAGCGCGACAAGCGCCGCGCCGAGCTCATCGCCGCCTCCCGCGCCCGTCTTGCCGGCATGGTGGGCCGCGCCATTGACGCGCTTGACGAGATTGCCAACGACCCGGCCGCCCCGCCGCCCGCGCGGGTCGCCGCAGCCAACAGCATCCTTGACAGGGCCGGCGCGATCAAGGTTGACGAGATCACCGTCCGCGTCGAAGAGGCCGACGCATCTTCGGTCGCCGCCGGCCTTCTGGCCATCCTCGGGCGTGCGCAAGCCGAGCTGGGCAGCCTGCCCGAAGTCGTCGAGGCCGCCGACCCGTCCGACCCGGACCCCGCATGACCGCCATCGCCATCATCCTCGCGACCCTGCTTTTCGCCGCCTGCCTCGTCGCGGCAACCGGCCTACGCCCCGCTTGGCGCTTCGGTGACCCTCAGGCCCGCCCGCCGCTGTCATCGCTGCCACCTCGACCAGCCGCCCCGCAGCCGCCGCTGCCCCCGTCGCTCCGCAGATGCACAACGGTGCCCCCATGCTGGTCATGCTGCCGCATGGGGTCGTGCGAGCACCCCCAGCCAAAGACGCCGGACCCCGCGTGACCGTCACCGACCCCGCCGCGGTCCTCGCCGATCTGACCGCGCGGGTCAAGGCCCACGCCGCGGCCGGCGAAGTGCCGCCCGCGTCGCTGATCGCCGTCGTGACCGACCTTCACCGGCAGCTTGCGGTCTTGGCCCGGCACCGCGAGGCCCACCCGCTCGCCTACGCCCGCCTCTGGGCGCCTGAGTGCCGCACCTGCCCCCACCCCGATCCGGCCGCCCCCGCGCCACCCAAGGGCCGCCGCGGCGCGCCGATGGTCGAGGTCCGCGGCACGATCCACCGCTGCCCGGTCTGCGGTGTCGAAGAGTCCCGCACGTCGCAGATCGGCGCGGTGCGCGCCCTTCTCGCCGGGGACTTCGACAAAGCGTTCCTGCTCGGCGGGTCGCGGACCGGCAAGACCGAAGCCGGCGCGCAGGTCGCTGTCGCAATCGCGCAGGGCGCCGACCATCCCGACACGCAGGCATGGGCGCGCCTCAACGGCCTGCCGCTGGCGCGCATCCAGCGCGGCCCCGGCCTGTTCTGGGCGGTGTCGCAGACGCACACGATGTCGCGCACGATCCAGCGGGAGAAGCTGGACAAGTACCTGCCCGCCGGATCGAAGCGCCGCGGCTGGGAAGCCGACAACGAGGCCGAGGTCCGGCTGCCGGGCGGCGGCAAGATCGTCTGCAAAGCCTTCGCCCAGAACACCAGCGAGGGCAACGCCAAGAACCCCTTTGAAGGCGCGAAGATCCACGGTGCATGGGTCGACGAAGAGCCGCAGTCGGTCCAGGGCTTCGACAGCATCGGCGCCCGGACCATCGACTACGACGGCCTTGTCTACGCGACGATGACGCCCCTGTCGGGCTGGACTCCGTTTCTCCTGACCAACGTCGGGCACCTCGACAAAGGCACACCGCCGCCCGCACGCCTGTTCGTGGCCTTCCTCCATGCGATGGACAACCCGCACGTCAGCCCCACCGTCGTCGCAGACAAGTGGGCCGGCAAGCCTGAGGCGATCCGCCGGTCGCGCCTCCGCGGCGAGATCGTCGCGCTTGAGGGCGCGGTTCACCCCGACTTCTCCAACGCCCCGCCCTACGTCGTCCCGTCCTTCGACCCCCCGGCACACTGGCCCCGCTACGGCGGGATCGACTTCGGCGCCCGTGCGCCCTTCTGCCATCTGTGGGCGGCACATGATGAGAGCGCCGACGTGCTCCACGTTTACCGCGAGCACTACAAGGCAGACGAGATCTTGGCCTACCACGCCGCCGCGATCTGGGCGGTGGAGGGCTGCCCAGCCTGCCAGCCGACCGACGGCGTGGGCAGCGACGAATGGACGCGCTGGCGCGTGCGCTGCGCCGACGGCACCCATCGCTGCGAGACCTGCAGCGGCACCGGCTTGACGTCCGATGCCCCGTCGATGCGCTGGGCGGACCCGGAAGGCAAGGACCAGCGCGGGATGCTGTCAACGCTCTACGACCTGCCGACCGCCCCGGCCGAGAAGGGCCGCGCCGCGTCGTTTCAGGTGCTCTTCGACCGGATGACCGTGTCACCGAAGCACGGCACGCCCGGCGTGGTCATCCATGACCGGTGCACGAACCTCATCCGAGAGACCGCGCGTTTGGTCTGGCGCAAGGGCCGCCACGGCGAGACCGCCGACCGCTGGGAGACCGACGGCGACGACCACGCTCACGACGTCCTGCGCTACCTCGTCTATGCCCTGCGCGGGCGGTACAGCACCCCGACCGAAGAGGGCACCGGTTGACCTTGACACACGCCCCGGGCTATGATCGCGGCATGGCCACCCCGACTGACACAGCGCCCCTTGCCGTCGCCCCCACGTCCGCGTGGGGCCGCATGTACCTGTCGGTCGCGAAGGCGCTCGGGCTGGTCAACCCCGTCGAGAAGCCGCGCGAGTTCGTCGCCGGCGGTGACTACGCTGCGGCAGCGCCGACCGAGGGCCTGTACAGCCCGGCCATCGCGCTCAGCGCGTACCTGAACCCTTGGGTTTACGCCTGTGTGCGCGCCATCGCCGGCGACCTCGCCGCCCTGCCGATTGTGGTCAAGCGCCGGGGCGAAGTCATCGAGGGCCACTGGCTCCCCAAGGCCATCGCCAACAGCGGGCACCCGTCGTCGCGGACGTGGCGCGAGGCGACCGTGCGGGACATGCTTCTGGCCGGCCGGTCGACGTCGGTCCTGCTCTACAGCAACCTGACCGGCGCCCCCATCGGCGTGCGGTGGGCCCACCCCGAGCGCGTCCGGGTCATCCCCGCCGCCGACGGCACCCCGCTCGGGTACGAGATCGGCAGCGACACCGTCAAGCAGTACCCGCCCGAAGCGGTGCTCTCTGTCCTGACGCTGGGCGTGCTGGACGGCCCCGATGCCCTCGCCGGTGTCGGGGCGACGCAGGTACTCCACTCCGACCTGACCGCCGATCAGGCCCTCGCCGCCGGCACCGCGCGCAAGGCCCGGTCGGGCCGCCCGGCCGCCATCTACCGGCCCGCGTCCAAGGACGTCGGGCAGGGATGGACTGCCGCGCAGATCGCCGTCATCAAGACGCAGATCGGGCGCCTGTTCAGCGACGCCGACGGCGGGGTCGCTGTCCTCGGCACGGCAGGCGCGGAGCTCGACACGCTGGACTGGGCGCCGAAAGACATGGACGGCCCCGCGCAGCGCACGTGGACCCGCGACCTCATCCTCGCCGTCTTCGGCGTGCCGCCCGTGCGTCTCGGCGTCGACGCAGCCAACATCTTCGCGACCGCCGGCGCGCAGCTCACGTCGTACTGGACCGACCTTCGGGGCAAGATCGCGCCGCTGGACGAGGCGATGACGATGCTGGCCCGGCGCGTTGACAAGGACGACAGCATCACCGTCGAGCATGACTTCAGCGGCGTGGGGCCGCTTCAGGCCGCCGACTCCGACATCCTCGCGCGCATCGGCGCCCACATCGCGAACGGCATGGACCCCCGCGTCGCCTACGCCTACGAGGGCTGGGACGACGTGCCCGAGGGTGCCTTCACCGCCCCCGCCGCCCCGGCGACCCCTGCCGGGCAGACCCCCGCGCCCGCGCCTGCCGACGACGCCCCGGACGATGAGGGCGACGACCTCGACGAAGACGAAGACCTCGCCACCGAAGACGCCGACCTCGCATCATCCCTCTCCGATGCCGCCGACGTGCTGACCAACCCCGACGCAACCGATGACGAGCGCGCCGAGGCCATCGCCGCCCTGACCGCCGCTGCCGAGGCCCTCGCGGCCCGGGGCGACGGGTGAGCGTCACCCGCGACATCGAGGGCATCGACCGCAAGCCGACCGCGGCGATGGCCAGTAACGCCCGACTCGGCCTCCGCCTCCGCGAAGAGCACGGCCGGGGCGGGACCGCCAAGGGCGTCGCGCGCGCCCGAGACATCTCCAACCGCGTCAACCTCAGCGACCGCACGATCCTGCGGATGCACTCCTTCTTCGCCCGCCACGGCGCGCAACAGACCGCCGCGGGCTGGGAAGACCGCTCCGACCCGTCCGCGCAGTGGATCGCATGGCTGCTCTGGGGCGGCGACGCCGGCCGGCGCTGGGCGCGCGTGCGCAGGGACGCGATCATGGCTGCGCGCAAGCCGAAGCGCCGCGCAGCCCGCCGCGCCCGGGTCACCCGCGCCGCAGGCAAGCCGCCGCGCTTGACCATCGCCCGGTCGCGCCGATTGGTCGGCAAAGCCCGCCGCAATCAAGAGCGCGCCGTGCTCCGCGCATGGTCCGGGGCGCTCCGTGCCCAGCGCGACCGCATCATCGCACGCCTCGGGGCTATTGACGCAGCCCGGGGTGTACGCGCTGGCCTATTGACGCCTACCGGGACCGCCCCGGTGCGCCGGGTGCTCATCGCAGACGACATCGCCATGCTCTTCAACGTCGCTGCCGAGGGATTGACCATCGCCGAGGCCATCACCAACATCATCGGGGCGACCGTGCAAGTGGGCTGGGGCCTGTTCCGCGCATGGCTGACCGCTCCGGACGGCCGCGGCATCGCATGGGAGCCGACCCTGACCCCGACGCCCGGTCTGTTGGCTGAGCAGGTCACCCGCGTCAACGAAACCACGAAGCGCCAGATCGAGGCCGAAGTCATCGCGGGTATCACCGCTGGCGAGTCCATCGGCGACATTCAAGAGCGCGTCCGGTCGTCGCAGGCGTTCTCCGCGGCCCGCGCCCTGACCATCGCCCGCACCGAGACCAACCGCGCCCTGCAGGCCGGGACCGACTTGGCCTATGGGCAAGCGGCCAACCTCGGCG